TGTCCAAGATCACCACGGAAGAGTATGTTCGTGACCCCCGCTTCCAAGTCATTGGGGTGGGGGTTAAGGTCAACGCGGGCACCACCGAATGGTTCAGCGGCACACATGGCCGCACTAAGGAGTTCTTAGCCCAGTATGACTGGGCTAACTCCGCGGTGCTGGCACACAACATGATGTTTGATGGCGCGATTAACTCGTGGCGGTTCGGTATCCGCCCCAAGGTTCTGTTTGACACCCTCTGCATGGCACGGGCCATACACGGAGTCGAGAAGAGCGCCAGCCTGAAAACACTCGCCCAGAACTACGAGGTGGGGGAGAAGGGCAACGAGGTGCTCGATGCCAAGGGCAAGAGACGCAGCGACTTCTCGTTTGAGGAGCTGTCGACCTACGGCCAGTACTGTATCAACGACGTAGACCTGACCTACGAAATATTCAACATCATGCTGTCACGGGGCTTCCCTAAGTCTGAACTCAAGTTGATCGACCTGACCCTGCGTATGTTTACGGAGCCCACGCTTGGGCTCGACCGAGAGCGTCTAGAAGCGCACCTAGCGAAGACGCAGATTATGAAGGGAGACCTACTCAAATCCGCCGGTATAGAGGACAAAACCGACCTGATGTCGAACCCCAAGTTTGCGACGCTACTCGGTAATCTGGGTGTCCCGTGCCCCATGAAGATCAGCCCCACCACGGGGAAGATGACATACGCGCTGGCTAAGACCGATCAAGGTATGAAAGACCTTCTGGAGCACTATGACCCGCAGGTGCAGACGCTGGCTGCCGCACGGCTCGGAGTAAAGTCCACGCTAGAGGAGACCCGCACACAGCGCTTCATCGACATATCAGGGCGTGGCATACTACCCGTACCCGTGCGCTACTACGCTGCCCACACGGGCCGCTGGGGCGGGGATGATAAGATCAATCTGCAGAACCTACCTAGTCGTGGCCCTAACGCCAAGGCGCTCAAGAAGTGTATCGTAGCACCAGACGGCTACAGCATCGTCGAGGCAGACTCTGCACAGATTGAAGCGCGCATGCTGGCGTGGCTGGCTGGGCAGGACGATGTGGTGCAGACATTCGCATCCAAGGGCGACGTCTACAAGAAGATGGCTTCGGCTATCTACGGCGTCAACGAGACCGACGTGACCAAGGATCAGCGCTTTGTCGGCAAGACTACAGTGCTCGGTGCTGGATACGGCATGGGTGGCGATAAGTTCCAGCTGGCCCTCAAGAACTCTGGGGTGGGGATTACCAAAAACGAAGCCGCCAAAATCATCAGCATCTACCGCGAAACTAACGACATGATCTCTAACATGTGGAAGCAGGCGGGTATTATGCTGCGATACATGGTGCGCGGTGACGCTATGCCGTTCGGTAAAGACGGGGTGCTAGACGTAGACCCGCACGCCCCCGGCATCATTCTGCCAAATGGTCTGCTGATCCGTTACGACGAGCTGGAAGAGGCCGAGAACGAGAAAGGTGGGATGGAGTATTCGTACAAAACCCGCATCGGTTGCACCCGTATCTACGGCGGGAAGGTAGTCGAGAACGTCACGCAGGCACTGGCCAGACTTATTATCGGCGAGCAAATGCTGCGAATTAGTAAGAAGTACCGTGTAGTATTGACAGTCCATGATAGCATTGTATGTTGTGTACCTGACGAGGAGGCTGAAACCTGCAAAGCCTATGTCGAAGAGTGTATGCGCTGGGTTCCAACATGGGCCGAGGGTCTACCCGTCGACTGCGAAGCAGGTATTGGAAAAAATTATGGAGAGACGGAATGATGCTCATTACCCAACAAGAGCTCGATACATTATTGACAGCCAACCCGAAGCTAAGTGGCGACGGCCTTACCTCTAAGTGGCAAGACGGCCCTACTCCTGTAGATAGGGGGCAAGTCGATCTTGCTATTCGTTGGTTGGGCTACCACGGACGACGGGTCACTATAAACCCAAAGTACAGTAGCTACGGGTTGAAACATACGGCAGAAAATACTGCTCCCATCCTGCGACCGAATGCGATTCCGTATATATCGAACGGGGCCTTCATAGCCGCCGCTATACATCTCGGGTACCGTGTAGTGCAGATACGGGACACTCCTAACGTCCGCATAAACATCAGCATAAAAAAGAAAATACAAGACACGTTGCTCAAGAAGGCAAAGGGTGAAACAGAATGAGCAGCGCAGGTGCATGGTCTTTTAGTCGGATAAAAGCGTTTGAGACGTGTCCGAAACAGTATTATCACGTGAACGTGCTCAAGCAGTTCCCGTTCCAAGAGACCGATGCAACCAGATATGGTACCGAGTTCCACAAGGCTTGCGAAGAATACATCCGCGACGGGAAGCCAATGCCGCCGCAGTTCTCGTTCATGCAGTCTGCTATGCAGACGCTCGCTGCTATGCCGGGAGAGAAGCACTGCGAACTCAAGATGGGCCTAACCGCTGATCTTGAGCCGTGCGATTTCCATGCCAAGAACGTGTGGTTCCGCGGTATAGTGGACTTGTTGGTTATCAACGGGGATACGGCCCGCATCATCGACTACAAGACTGGCAAGAGCGCGAAGTATGCCGACGTTGGGCAGCTTCAGCTTATGGCCCTGTCGGTGTTCAAGCACTTCCCGCAAGTGAAGAAGGCTAAGGGCGCGCTGCTATTCACCGTTGCCAACGAGATCGTGAAGCAGGACTACTCCGTCACTGACGAGGGCGTACTGTGGAAGCCGTGGGTTATGAAATATGCCGCCTTAGAAAAGGCCCATGAGACAAATGTGTGGAACCCAAGACCGTCGGGGCTATGCCGAAAGTACTGCCCTGTGCTAGAGTGTGCCCATAACGGGGGTTAATAGCCATGCCATACACGAAGTCTCCTAGACCATATAAAAAAGAATACCAAAAACAAATTGAGCGCGGCGAGCACCCAGATCGCATGGAGCGGCAGCGGGCGCGTCGCGCGCTAGATAAGAAGGGTGTGGATCGCACTGGCAAAGATGTGAGCCACAAGAAGGCGCTGGCCAAAGGCGGTACCAACGCCGACGGCTACAAGCTGGAAAGCCCCTCGAAGAACCGTAGCCGGAACGGTCACAAACCCGGTGAGAAAAAACGTTAGGGCAAACCCTAACATCTAGGAGAACAACATGCAGATCATCGACAATAAGGCGTTGCTGTTACGGCTACGCAATCCAAAACAAGTCACTACAATCATCCCAAAAAGCAAAGCAGTTAACGAGCACGAGGTTGTTGTACACTGGGGTGTGAACGAGGCACACACGCTGCGCGGACTCAATATCAACGTGCCGTCGCCCATCGAGCACCGATACAGTTGGACGGGTAAGTTTGCCCCGATGGCGCATCAGCGTACTACGGCAGCCTTTCTGACTATGAACCGCAAGGCGTTCTGCTTCAACGAAGCGGGAACGGGCAAGACAGCCAGCGCGATATGGGCCGCGGACTTTCTGATGAAGCAGGGTATAATCAAGCGTGTGCTCGTCATCTGCCCGCTCTCGATTATGGACAGCGCATGGCGCGCGGACTTGTTCTCATTTGCCATGCACAGGACGGTCGACATCGCCTACGGCACAGCGGCCAAGCGCAAGAAGATCATCGCGGGTAAAGCTGACTTCCTCATTATCAACTACGACGGCGTTGAGATCGTAAAAGACGACATCGCTGCGGCAGGCTACGACCTCATCATTGTGGACGAGGCGAGCCACTACAAGAACGCCCAGAGCAAGCGCTGGAAGGTGCTCAACTCACTGGTAGGGCCGAACACTTGGCTGTGGATGATGACGGGTACACCTGCGGCGCAGGGGCCCGAGGACGCCTACGGCTTAGCCAAGCTCGTCAACCCAACGGGTGTGCCTAGGTTCGCTGCCGCTTGGAAGGATATGGTTATGACCAAGCTATCGCAGTATCGGTGGAAACCTAAAGAGAACTCCGAGTACATTGTGCACCGTGCACTGCAGCCGGCGATACGGTTCACCAAGGAAGAATGCCTCGACCTGCCTGACATGACATACGTTAAGCGGGATGTGGAACTGACTAAGCAGCAGGAGCTCTACTACAACCGCCTAAAGAAACAGATGGTTATGGAAGTCGCTGGCGAGCAGATCACGGCGGTAAACGCAGCTGTGATGATGGGTAAGCTCCTGCAAATATCGGCCGGTGCAAGTTACACCGAGTCAGGCGACACCGTCCAGTTCGACATCAACAACCGCTACAATGTCCTCAAGGAAGTCATCGCCGAAACCTCTCACAAGGTGCTGGTCTTCGTGCCTTTCAAGCACGTCATAAACATGCTGACCGCGCAGCTAACCAAGGATGGCATCACAAATGCTGTCATCAACGGCGATGTGAACGCTGGCACCAGAACCGAGATATTCAAACAGTTTCAGCAGCAGCCCAACCCACGGGTATTGGTTATCCAACCACAGGCCGCTGCACACGGCGTTACACTCACTGCGGCGGATACAGTCGTCTGGTGGGCGCCAACATCATCACTCGAAACCTATGCGCAGGCTAACGCGCGGGTGCACCGCAAGGGGCAAGTAAACAAGTGTACAGTTGTCCAGTTACAGGGGTCGGGTGTAGAGCGTCGGGTTTACAGGATGCTCGACGAGAAGATAGACGTGCATACTAGGGTCGTCGATCTTTATAAAGAGTTACTTGACTAGTGCATTAGATACTACTATATATCAATTCTTGATAGTGAAGGAGAACCACTATGACTACTGAAACTAAGGCCGATGTAGGCCCTACGCCGGACATGCTGACCAGAACCTACATCAAAATCCGCAACAAGCGGGCTGAACTGAAAGCCGAGTTTGACGAGCAGGATAGCGCCCTAGAGGCACAGATCAACGCTCTCAAATCGGAGCTGCTCGACTACTGCAAGTCGCAGAACATCGACAGCGTTCGTACCTCCGAGGGAACATTCTATCGCACGATCAAGACGCGCTACTGGACAAATGACTGGGACTCGATGAACAAGTTTATCTTGGAACACGAAGTCCCACAGTTCTACGAGAAGCGCCTCAACCAAACTGTGATGAAGCAGTTCCTAGAGGAAAACCCCGATGTACTTCCACCCGGCCTAAACGTCGACAGCGAGTACGTCATCACTGTAAGGAAGAAATGATGACCGACAAACCCTTTGTTACTATTGAAGGCGTTGCGGAGCATTTTGTCGTATCGGTAGCCACCGTGCGTACATGGCTTCGCAACGGCACGGTACCGAGAGACACCTATCTGAAGGTGGGTAACACCTACAGGTTCGACCTGCCTAAGCTGGCA